CTACTTTCTATGATTAAAGCATTAATCGAAGATAAACCAATGGGAGAATCTAAAGAAGTTCCTCAAGAGTTATCTAAACAAGAAGAAGTTGAATTATCTGAAAATGTAGAAGAAGTTGTACATTCTCCAGAGGCTCAAATCGAAAAGAAAAAAAGTTTATTATCAAACCCAAACAAATCTATGACTATCGAAGATAGAGTTAATAGAATGTTATTCAATTAAAAATTATATAAAATGGCTACTACTACAGACATCGTAAACTCAAGTTACGCAGGAGAATCGGCAGGAAAATACATTTCTGCAGCTCTATTATCAGGTAACACTATTGCAAATGGTGGATTAACTATCCGACCAAACGTAAAATTTAAAGAAGTTGTTAAGAGATTGGAATTAGATGGAATCACTAAAAATGGTTCTTGTGATTTCAATGACACTTCAACTTTGACTTTAACTGAAAGAATCCTTGAACCAAAGGAATTACAAGTTAATTTAGAACTATGTAAGCAAGATTTCCGTTCTGATTGGGAAGCAATCTCAATGGGATATTCTGCATTTGACAACTTACCATCTTCTTTCCAAGACTACTTAATCTCTTATGTTGCTGCTAAAGTAGCACAAAAGAATGAGCAGAATGTATGGGCAGGAGTTGATGGAGAAGGTTCATTTGACGGATTCTCTACTTTATTAGCTGCAGATACTGATTTACCAGCTGCACAAGCTATTACAGGAACTACTGTAACTGCTGCTAACGTAGTAGATGAATTAGGAGCAGTAGTAGATGCAATTCCTTCTGCTTTATATGGTAGAGATGATTTATTCATCTATGTTTCTCAAAACATCTTTAGAGCTTACAAGAGAGCTTTAGGAGGATTCCAAGCTAACGGACAAGGTGCTGCTGGTGTAGGTTCTCAAGGAAACAACCAAGACATCAACATCTTATACTTTGATGGTGTAAAAATCTTTATGGCTAATGGATTAGCAGCAAATACTGCTATCGCAACTACTAAAGATAACTTACAATTTGGAACAGGTTTATTATCAGACCACCAAGAAGTAAAAGTATTAGATATGGCTGACTTAGATGGTTCTCAAAATGTAAGAATCATAATGAGATTTACGGCAGGTGTACAATACGGAGTTGTTGAAGACATCGTAACTTACGGAATCTAAGATTCAAAATAAATAAACAGAAAGAGGGTGGGTAATTACTGCCTACCCTTTTTTTATAACTAATAATTAAAAAATAAACTATGTGTGATTTTATAACAACAGGTAGAACAGAACCTTGTAAGGACTCTGTAGGTGGTATTGATTCTGTTTATTTTTTGGATAGAGATAGTATAGAAAGTTTTACTATTGATTCCAATGGTATCCTTACAGATGTTGTGTCAGTAGGAGTTACAAACCCAACTGCTTTCAAATATCAAGTTAGAGGAAATTCAACTTATACAGAAAACATTCAATCAAGTAGAGAAAATGGTACTACTGTATTTGAACAAGTACTTGAATTAACATTTAAGAAATTGACAAAGGAAGACCATTTAGACGTAAAAAAACTTGCTTTTAGTAGACCTTACATTATCATAGTAGATAATAACGAAAATGCTTTTCTTGCAGGTGCTGAATTTGGTATAGATGTAACAGGAGGTACTATAGTTACGGGAGGTGCTATGGCTGATATGAGTGGTTACACTCTAACTTTTACAGGTATGGAAAAAGCTCCTGCTAATTTTGTATTTGCTACTGCAGGACAGGAGGCTCAAGACAACATTTTTGATTTAGGTCTTATAATATCAATAAATTAAATAATTAAAAAATAAATACTATGTGTGATTTTATAACAGGAGGTAGAACAGAACCTTGTAAAGATAGTGTTGGAGGAATAAAAGCAGTTTACTTTGTGGATTTTGGAGACATAACCAGTATAGCATACGGTTCTACAGATTCAATTAATTCTGTAGGTGGTTCTCCAAATGCATACAAATACGAAGTTAGAGGAAATTCTACCTATACAGAGAACATTCAATCAAGTAGAGAGAATGGAACTACTGCTTTTGAGCAAGTGTTAGAGTTGACACTTAAAAAACTAACCAAAGAAGACCATAAAGCAATTAAATTGTTATCTTTTAACAGACCTCATATTATCATAGAGGATAATAACGGAAATGCTTTTCTTTCAGGTTTAAAGTACGGAATGGACGTAACAGGAGGTACTGTAGTAACAGGAGGTGCTATGGCTGATATGAGTGGATATACTTTGACTTTTACAGGTATGGAAAAAGAACCTGCTAACTTTATTAGCGTTGTTGCTGATGGAAATACTGCCGTACAGAATATTACTGCTGCAGGATTTATTATTGTTCCTACGCCTTAATTACTATAATTAATT